GACGTGTTCGGGGAGTCGAGTCCCTTCCCGTCCGGGGGGCACATTGCGGTCACGGTTGCCCGGAGCTTCGACACGCCTTGCGGATACGACTTCAACCGATGTCGATGTCATGGGGCTCAAACTAAACGAGGGGCCGCAGCGTGTCAACTACGGCCCCTCGATGACATTGGGCGACAAGCGCCCGATCGAACAAATGGTTGAAGTCGGTTCGATGCCGGAAGGGTAGCACAGACTTGCCCGGTTTAGTCAAGTCTAGAGGACTAGCCAAAAGAGCGTCCCGCCCATCGCGCCGCCAATCGCGTGCCCGATCAAATCGGTCAGCCGATTGTGACCAAAACGAAGATCGCCCGTTACCGCCATCTGACCCTGCTCGCGGTACAAACCCACCAACGAACCCAAAAACATTCCGCTCAATGGATTCAAATCCATCAGTAGAAGTGTCGAAAAACCGACACCCACCGCGAAGTGACCCATATGGTTCCACATCTCACCACCTCTCACGGAAGCCAGAACGCTCCATATCCGTCAAAACAGGCAAATTCAACCGCTTCCGCTCCTCGTACTGCTTCCGAGGCAAATCGTCAGGAATACCCCAAATAGGGGCACGTCGTTTCCCATTTCCCGGCTTTTCGCAGCGGCACGGATGCACACGGATCGTTACGGGACATTCGCGCAAGATGTTACCACATGCACAGCTTTCCATGGCGGGCTCCTCAAAGAGAAGGCCCCGCAACCAGAGGATGGCGACGGGGCCTTCGAAACACGGAGATCGACGAGCAAAAACTAGCGCACTAGGGCCGGGTTGTGTACACGCCGCCCTTCACACGATCGGTAAAACGCCCAGCAGCGGAACCATGGCTTCGCCATGAACCTCTTCCGGGGCGCAGATACGAGCCGCACTGACCCACTAACGCGGTCCTCAAGTAGACGCTAACACTAGCACAATCGCCATGACCACCGTGCGCAACCCGGCCAGCGGTACGTCCAGAAACGGAACCTTCTTGCACGCCCGTACCGGCAGGAATAGCAAAACCCAGATCCTCGCAGTCTCGCATGGTCCGCTTGTCGTAGATTTCCAGTTGCGTGGTTTTGCTTCGCTCCGACCAGCTTTTGACTCGTGCGACCACACAGCTTGCCTTCCTGCCCGCTTCACCACGGCCAGCTAGACCCGTGCCGCTTGCTCCCAACATTCCCTCGTGAATGAGCGCACGCTCCCTTCGGTATGCTGCATCTGCCATCTCGGTCCTCCTACGGCCCAGTGTGCGTGTACCATAGCAATATGCCGGAACTAAAGCGTAGCAAGTGGGAAGTTGTTGCCCAGCGGATTGCCCTCGGAGATACCGATGCAGTGGCCTACCAAAAGGCCGGGTACCGCTCAAAAGACCCGCATTCGGATGCCAGCACCCTGTTGAGGCGACATCCAGAAATCCGAGCGCGTGCTGGAGAACTCCGAGAACAGAGTTTCGAGAGACAGGTCGATACCCAGTTAGTCACACGCAGAGAAGTCATTACGGAACTGCTGGAGAACATCCAGACGGCCAAGACCGGCAAGCCGTACTTCAACAAAGAGGGGGATGTTGTTGCCACTGGGCGTGACTTCGGCGCAATCAATCAAGGCCTCAAGCTGATTGCCGACATTGAGGGTATGATTGTGCGCAGATCCGAACAGCGGGTGACAGAAGGGGACGGCATCGAGGGAGCTACGCCCGCAGAACTGCTACAAACGATCGACAACGCCTTTGGCAAACTCGGGTTCGACTTTGACCTCACCCACCTCGCAGAAACCTTCGATACAGAATCTTCAGAATCTCGCGAAGCTGGCGACGGAGATGTCGCGATTCCGGCTGAAGTTCTTTCGACCGTATCCGAAACAGCAAGAGCATCTGGATCAGGGGAGCAAGTTCCGCTTCAGGCTGCTGATGGCGGGCAACCGGGTGGGGAAATCGGAAACAGGGAGCGCCGAGGTCGCGATGCACCTGACGGGGATCTACCCGGAGAACTGGAAGGGGAAGGTCTTCAAGAAGGCAATCAAGGCTTGGGTGGGAGGCGTCACCTCGGTTTCGACTCGTGACATCTGCCAATCGAAACTCCTCGGGCCACCCGGATCCATCGGTACGGGCTGGATTCCAGCAACATCCATCGTCAAATGCGTACCCAGTCGGGGCAACCCAGGGGCGTACGAGTACGTGCTCATCAAACATGCGTCTGGCGGAACGTCCGAACTCTACTTCAAGAGCTATGAGCAGGGGCGGGAGAAGTGGCAGGGCGTAGGTGTCCATGTCATCTGGCTCGACGAGGAGCCGCCGATGCCGATTTGGACGGAGTGTCTAGCGCGCGTGCCTGAGACACAGGGCATCATTCTGCTCACCTTCACACCCTTGAAGGGCTTGTCCGAGGTCGTGAGAACCTTCTACCCACACCCAGACAGTCACGAAAAGGCGATTACGCGCATGGAACTGGAGGACGCGCGACACGGGGACGGTTCTAGCCACCTTGCAGATGCAGAGGTGGAAAACATGAAGTCTCGTTACCCGCCATACGAACGGGAAGCACGCGAAAAGGGCATCCCCGTACTCGGCTCTGGACTCATCTATGCGGTGCCGGAAGCACAACTCGTCGAACCGCCCCCGGAACCTGGGCCGTTTTGGGCGCGTGTGGGCGGGCTGGACTTGGGTGGTGGGGAGCATCCCACGGCATACACGCTACTCGGGCACGATCGGGATGTAGACTGCATCCATGTGCTTCATACCTATAAGGCTGTGGATCCTCGCATTGCGGTCCATGCTGCTGCGATCAATTCGGTAGCACCGGGCGTTCCCGTGGCGTGGCCGAAAGATGCCCACATACGGGATCGAAACGATGGCATGAAGTACGCCGACATCTACCGCCAACATGGCACGTTCATGCTCAGAGATCATGCTCAATGGGAAGACGGTTCGGTCAGTGTGGAGGCTGGCATTGCCGAGCTTTTGAATCGCATGGTAGAAGGTCGCTTCAAATGCTCGTACAACCATCAGCACTTCTGGGAAGAGGTACGGGTCTACCACAGAAGAAACGGTGTTGTGAACAAGCAGTTTGACGATACGATGGATTCTCTGCGTTATGGAGTAATGATGCTCCGTTACGCAAAGCGGCTACGTGAAAAGCAGTGGCCTAGCCATGCGGTGTCTCGCTATGACCCGCTAGAACCGGAACGCAACAGTGCGAGGAGGATGCACTAATGGGTGGTGGTGGAAAAAGTGGAGTCGATCCCAAGATCAAACAACGCAAGCGTGTGATGTACGACGAGTTGGCGAAACAGTTCCTTCTTACCCAGATGCAGGGACAAGGAAGTACGATTCTACGGGCTCGCTCGACCCCGCCTGTCCCAGTGGCAGACCATGGGCCGAGTACCACGCTGCTGCGTAAAGAGGGACTACCCGCGGGCGCTATCGCTGGCACTTTCCCCGGCAGGTACTAGGAGAAAGCCATGGTCGTTGAAACCACTGAAGTCCTCGCCTGGGGGTTGCCGCTCATTCCTGCGCTGCAAGCGTTAGGGAATACCTTGGCCCCGGCGCTGATTCCCGCTGCTCAAACAGGTGCACAAACAGGCGGCATCCTGGGATCATCCATCGGTGCGGGGGTCGCGCCTGCGGTACAAGCAAGTGTCAATACGGCCATCATGACGGGTGCAACCGAAGGCATCAAGGCCGGGGCAGGTGCGTACGACAAACCGGACCTGCCTCCCGTACCAACACCGGGTGAAGGTCTTGCGGCACGCGAACAACGTCTGGCTAACCAGCAAGCGCGTCGTGGACCGCAGCAATCCATTCTGAGTCCACTGGCAAGGGGTGCAAAAGCACAAGCACGCCTTGGTAGACCGACCATTCTAGGCCCCGGTGGTCTTGCCAAAAAGAAGGACTAGGAGGCGCTAGATGCTCGCAGAAACATGTTCTACGACAGAGTTGGCGTTCTTCCTTCCTGCGATCCTCGCACCGATACTAAGTGCGGTTGGGGCGGGGGGGTTGGCGAGCGGCATAGGCGGTGGCTTCATGGGAACCGCACTGGGTGCCGGGCTGAGTACCGGCGTTCAAGGACTCATCAACACGGCAATCCTGACAGGCATCAGTCAAGGTGCCACAGCCGCTTCAGGTGGATATGACAAACCACCGGAACCGCACGACCCGGTAGAACTAGAGGGAACGCAGGCACGAGCACAACGTGTCGTGCAACTCGATCCCAAAACCCAGGCCCCTGGGACTCCCAGCACGATCGTCAGTCCGTTGGCACGAGGACAGCGCAGTGAGCGTCTTGCGAAAGGACGCACGATCCTTGGCCCCAAGGCGACAACAGCAAAGCCTAGCCTCGGGCCGACTGGTACCGCCTGATGCCCAACCCGCGTGCAGCCGTAGAGTTGCTGGATTCATTCCTGGGAGCCTTGGGGCTCGGGGATGATGAGCGGGAGATGGTGAACGAGGATTTTTCGGAACTTGCGGGGTATTCACCGAACACCCCGGATGAGGCTAGGAAAACGGCACTCTCGCTACAGAAGACCAGCCTGCTGACGGAGCGTTACGATGCGATCCAACAAAACGCAGAAACACGGGCACGCGAGCAGCAAGAGTTCCTGAAGGCCGCAGCGGAACTACGCAAGATTTCACAGGAAGAGTACCTAACACTTGCCACACAAAATGCGGAGGCGTTGGAGGGATTGCAGCAGGCCCGCTTACCGAGCGAATTGAAGAGCTACTCGGGTCTGGTGGGCCTTCTGGGTACGTACGGCCACGACATCGGTGCAAGTCAACGTATCGAGAAACTGCTCAACGACTCAGAAGCCGTCCAGTCACATCTGAAAAGCGAAGGGACGGAAGCAGTCATTCTGGGCGTGCATCAAGCGTTGGATGCGATCGACGCCGAAGCACTTACAGCCGTTGATGAGGGAGAGTTGCAAGCTGCACTCACCACTACTACGGATCCCTCTGAACAAAAAGAGATACTCGGGCAATTAGCGAGTATTACGGCAGCAAGAGATGCCACCGTCCAAGATCGTATCCGTAGTATCGAAGGCTTGAGAGTGAAGAAGGGTGTCGCAATCTCCGGTATGCACGAATCGACTGTCTTGCCAATCAGAGTAATGGCAGCGGCGATCCAGGCGGAAGGTGGGAAGGCCGTCCTGACATCGGGTACGGAGCGTCCCGCAGGACGGAAGGGCACACCTAGTTTCCACCCGATAGGGGACGGCTTCGACATGGGGGCCAAGGACTTCATCGGCCTAAGTGCAGAGGAAACACAGCGTGGTCATGCACTAGCAAAGGCTATGGACGACCAGCTAGCGGCAATTTTAGGCACACGACAGTTCAAGGTCATGTACGAGGATCGTCGCTACAAAAACGGGAGAATCGTAAGAGAACGGCATTTCCATGTTCAAGCGTACAATCACGACGCGGACTTGAGGTTCTATTCACGATTTGGCAGATGGCCTAGAGATCCGGCTCCCAAGGGTATCTAGGTAGAGGAGACTGCTGTGGCGCTAGAAAAGGGAAAGCAGATCGTCGAACGCTTGGAACTGCTCAAGGGTCGCAGAAGAACATTCGAGTCTACGTGGCAAGATGTCGCGGACTCGATTTTGGGATTGCGCTCGTTCAACGAAACCCACGAGCCGGGTCAGCAACGAATGCGTCGTATCTACGATACGACCGGGCTGCTTGCGGGGTATCTGTTGGCCGGTTCGCTCCACGGCATTCTGACGAATCCGGCGGGAAGATGGTTCTCCTTGGATGTTGAACCCAAGGAAGCAAGGCAGGATCCTGAAATTCATACGTGGCTCGCCGAAACAGAGTCGGCCCTAGATCGTCTCTACAAAGAGCCGCAGTTCATGTTCCCGCAGTCGGCGCAGGAGTTCTACACGGACTACGTGTTCTTTGGTACGGGCATCAACTACATCGAAGATGAACCCGGACTGGGGCCAACCCACCACTCTCGTCCATTGGGCGAGTGTTACATCGACGAATCCTCACAAGACCGAACGGACACTGTGTTCCGCGTCTACAAAATGACCTTGCGGAAGTTTCAGCAAGCGTTTGGTACGGGTGTAGATCAAGAAATTGATCGGAAGGCCAAAGCAAATCCCACCGAAGAGGTGGAATGTATACACCTTACGCATCCCAGATCCGAAATCGCTTCCGGCAAAGCCAAAAACGATGAGCGTCCGTGGCGGTCGGTGTACGTGCTCAAATCCAAAGCCACGATCATTCGAGAGTCTGGTTACTGGACATTCCCGTGGCAGGTAGCACGCTGGGGACGAGACTCTGGGGAAATGTACGGTCGTGGCCCTGCCTGGATGGCTCTTTCGGATTGCAAGATGCTGAACGAGATGGGCCGTGTATTGATTTCGCAGAGTCAGAAGTTGATGGCACCGCCCCTGTTGGTTCCCGATGATGGCGTATTGACGCAAATCGACACGAGCCCGGACAGTCTGAATGTCTACCGTGCGGGAGTGTTCAAGGATGACCCCATCCGGCAGCTACCTGTCAGTGACAAAACCTTGGTGGGGGAGAAAATCGTAGAGCAGCGGCAGAAGATGGTAGAGCGTGCTTTCTTCGGGCACTTGCTCCAGTTGTTCGATGGTACCCCTATGACTGCTACGCAGACTTTGGAAATGGAAACCAAGGCTGCTCGGATTTTGGTGTCTACTCTTGCGCGAGCAGCAGCAGAATGGGCAGAACCCAACCTGCGGCGCACACTGGACGTAGCGGAGCGTGGCGGTCTTGTTCCGCCGCGACCTCCCCAGATGGAAGAACTGCCGTTGAGGATTGTCTATCTCTCTCCTGTCATGCGCGCACAGCGACAGGGCGAGTCCAAGGCCATCCTCAACACCTGGGCAGCAGCCGGTCAGATCGCTCAAGCAAACCCGGATGTCATGGATCATCTGGATGCGGATCGCAGTATCCAGAAGATTGCGGAGGCGGAAGGTGTACCCGCAGAGATTCTTGTAGATGCGGAAAGTGTGGGCGTGCTGAGAGAAATGCGTGCCCAGCAGCAGCAGCAAATGATGCAAATGCAGGGTGCGATGCAAGCCGCTGAAGCGGCTGGCAAGGTGCTGCCCGGTGCGGCACAGTTGATGGACGCTGTTGGCGGTGAAGATTCAGGAGAGGTGCCTGCGTGAAAGGACTTGCCAGTGTCCTAGAGTTGCGATGGCAACGGCTACGGATGGGGCGGTACTACCGCAAATGTTTTGGCAGTCCAGAAGGGCAGATCGTACTGTCCGATCTCAAGCATTTCTGTCGATCGGATCGCGACTTGTTTGAGGTCGATGCACGGAAGGAGGCCTACCTCCTCGGGATGCGCCGGGTTCTACTCCGTATTACCGCCTTTATGAACATGAGCCTTGAGGATGTAGAGGCTCTTGGACGACCTGAAGATGTCGAGGGAGAGATTTAATGAGTGAAGGAGCCGTACCTGGGGGCGAAGCCCCGCAGATTGATGGGACTGTAGAGACGACGACAGACAACACTGGTGCTTGGCAGACCATGGTGTCCAGCCTGCCCGGTGATCTTCAGCAAGATGTGAACATT